AAACTGCCGACTTAAACACGGTATCCGGGTCGTCAAGTACGTAGCCAACTGCATCATTAGCATTCGTGCTAGCGGGCCAGTTATTCGTACGGATACGCTGACTGGTTACCGGAAGGGTGTATTCCGCACCAAGAAACACGCCAACCGTGGCGGGAACTACGGTTTGCGCCGCTTGCGAAGTGGTGGGGACTGCCAGGGTTGAAACTGCCAACGTACCAGTAGCCGCCATCTGAACAATGTCACCATTAAACAGGTTTTGATTGTAGTTTTGAAGGATAGGAATCATACGGGTGGAACCCGCAAACACCTGCCCACCGATCAAATTGACCGGCTCTAGCCCGTACGGGGCATCGACAAAAGGGTATGCCATTTTGTTTCCTTAAGGTTGATTACCGCGCCCGAACGTCACCTTAGTGCTACGCTCTTGGAAAAGCGGCATGCGGGGGTCGTTATCGCGCATGAAGTTGTTGTCAATCGACTGCATCTGCCCTTCAGCTTGGGCGCGGTAGTACGCGTCCCGCTGTTCAGCAAATTCAGCCGGGGTTTTGCAAAGCATTAACCCGCCGATTTCAATACTATCAGGGTACCGAGATTTGTCACTCATGCTCATGAGTTGGACTTCGGGGTGTTCAGATGCCTTTACGGGTTCCCAACCCTCACGCAGTTTTGAGGACACATTCATGGGATCATCGTTACCCAATGTGCTGACACGAATCCACCTAAACACGTACCCAGATTCCGGGTTGGGGCTAGGTAGCAACTGCGGGGGCATCCACTTCTTAGGACGCTCCATCTTTGCACGGGATTCAAACTCTCGGGGCAGTCGGGGGTCAGCCATTTTGTTTCCTCATATCGTCTGCAACTTGCTTAGCATAAAGCTCCAGGGGAACTCCAAGCCTTTTAGCAATGTTTACCTGCGTTTGCGTCAGCACGATTTTACGCGGTGCTGTACTCCGGGTAGCAGGTGCCACAACATTTGACGGTTTATTTACCTTTGTGTCTGTAGAGGTATCCGCATCTACATTCTTTACAGGAAAGAGTTGGTTAATCTCTTTGTTAATCCTGCGGTAATAGTCGTCTGATGTTGGGTTTACTCCTTCATCCATCAAATCCTGATGCACCGCCAAGGCTAATGCCGTCTTCTTGCGGTCAGTCCCAAACCAAGGGTTAGCGTCACGCCACGCCTGTGCTTTGGGGTCAACCGTTTGGCTTTGGGGAGAAGTCTTTACGGGTTCTGCGGCGGACTGTACTTCAGTCTCTTTGGTTTGTAAAGGGGCCTGCTTGAAATTATTGAGCTTGTCAGCCTTGATTTTTGCAGCCGTCAACGCCTCTTGCGCAGCCAACAACGCATCAGAATCACCTGCTTCATGGGCGGCTTTGTACTGTCGTTTTGCCTCTTCAGTCTCAGCATCAACAACCTTTTTGGCTTGTTCCAACAGCGCAGTTTGACCTCGCGTCAGATTACCTTGCAGTTGTTTGTTCTCTTCAATAGCCTTTTGAGCGATACGAATTGCTTCGTCTTTCTCGCGCATTGCAGCTTCTTTCGCGCGGCGCTCTTCGTGGTAGCCTTTAGTGAAGTGCTGGATACGCCCACGCACTTTTTCACTGTACCCTTCTAATTCCTCGTCAGTGACTTCAGCAGGCGGCTCTTTCATAGCCGCACGGTTCTGGTCTTCTGCGGGAGTATCGTCTACCACCTCAATTTGAATCTCATCCGCATCAGCAGATGTAGTCTTCTTTTCATCCTCTGTTTCATCAGGGAACTTAAACGTAGTCTTTTCAGTCATGTTTTCTCCTTAGATGCGGCTAAAACCACGGGGATCATCTACCACTGCTTCCACACTATCATCGTTAATGATGCGGAATTCCTGCCCATGAATCTTTAGGCGGGTACCGGTGTTAGGACGCACCAACACAAAGTCGCCTTCTTGGCATGATGGCCCACTGGGGAAGCGAGTCTTATCTGCATACGCGTCAGGGCCAAGCTTTAGCACAAACAACACTGGGGATAGCAACTCTTCATAGTGAATTGTCTTATCCGCTTTAATGATGCCGCTATCGTACTCTTTCTCAATGTCAGGAAGCGCGCACAACAAATGAAACGTCGATGGCTTCGGCAATTGCTTTGGCTTTTCATCAGCGCTTTGCATTGCTGCTTTTACATGCTCAGGAACCACAATGTCAATCATCACCATTCTCCAGCCTACGCACGAGGTCTTGTAGTAATTGTTGTGTAAAGGAAAGACCCCGGAGTTCCCCTACCAACGCTTTGTATTCTTCAAATGTCTTACAACTACCAGACACCATAGCAATCTCAATACCTTCTTTGTGCCGAACAATCTCTTTAAGTACGTCCGTTAGGGCCTGCATTTGGTGTCCTATTAGTTTGTTGTGACTTCATGCCCGACTTTACAATATCAGCTTGGATACGCTTATCGCCTTGGCGCTCTTGCGATTGTAACCTAGCCCCTTCTTTCTTCGCATCAACGGCAATTCTATCTCTCTCAATTTGAAGTTTCTGCTGCGCCAATTGGAATTCTTGTACGCTTTGCTCCTTCTTACGCTGCAGTTCTTGTTCTTTTAATTGCAACTCTTTCATTTGCATTTGAATGTTGGGATCTTGGGCTTGCTGTTGCGCTTGTTGCTGTTGTGCCTGCTGCACGTTAGTCTGCAATAGCTGCTGTGATGCCTGGGCGACAAGACGAGAAATCTGCATTTCAGTCTCGGGGTCGAGCTTAGAGTCAGGCGGGGGCAGTGGTACACCCAATTGTTGTTCTACCTTAGCGCGATAGTTAAAAGCTAAGTGCTGCGCGATATGAGACATAATAGCCCCCTGCATCTGCTGCGCCATTGGACTCTGCCCAATTAACTGCATCACACTGGGGTCTTGCATCATCGCCATATGCGTAGCAATATGCGCATCGTGGTCCTGCTCAATGAATGCTTTAGTCGGTTTACCAGTCAGGAAAGACATATTCTCACTGATGGGGTCACGCGGTGCCTGATCTTCGTCAATAGGTACAAGCTTCTCTGCGTTCTTGATGCCAAGCACTTCTAACATCTGTCGGTGCAAATTAGGCAGGTCATAAATCTGCGGTGCCGACTGCGCTAACTGAATAGCCGCCTGATACTGCATGATCCGCTGCGCCATCGTAGCAGCGTTAGGGTCACTGACCGGAATGACTTCCGAAGTAGAGTAGTCTGACTGCTTGGCTTTACGACCCGCATTCTCGGGGTCGTACGAATACTCTTCCGGCGTGTTCTCTTCGATGATCTTTTTGAGAAGCTTAAACTCCATACGCAGTGACGCGTGTACACGCGCCTGTACTGCAGACATAGTTTTCAAAGTACGTTCCAGCAGCGCTAACGTAGTTCCAACCGGTGCTTGCGCACTCATGTCGGAGATGTTCATGTCACTGATGGCCCCTAACCGCCGCCCTTCCTCAGTAATCTTATCTAGCAAGGCCAGTAAGGTCTGGGATGGCTCCTTGTATGGGAGCGGCATGATATTGTCGCGTACGGTGCCGCTGGGCACGTCCACATCGCGGAATTCGCCCGGGGCGATTGGGGTGTCATCCCCCTTGATCCGCAGACCGCGGCTTTTCAAACCACCCGGCAAATTGCTCAGTGATCCTGCATCAACCAACTGACGAATAAGAGAAGTCCCAGCGCGAGCGTACCCGCCAATAAGGTGCACAAGCCCCAAACCATAAGCGCCAAACCCAGGGATGTAAGTGTACTGTACAAAATGTTGCCTCTTTTGTTTACGTGGATCGTTCTCTTCCCAGTTACGGTAAATGCTAAGCACTTTCGTGGACCCACGCTCAATTGTCACTACATACGGACGATCAATCCCATCATCATCTTCGTCGCCGGGGATGGTGTAGTCAACGTGGATTTCTAAGAACTGATATCGGTCATCATCAGTCAGTGAATACCCTTGCTCTTCAGCCTTCTTCTTTTCTACGTCAGTGAAGAACCGTACAGGGTCACCTAAATCTACGTCCCGGTAGAACCCAGCAGCCTGCAGCTTCTTAACGTCATTTTTGGTCTTCCGCATAACATGGGTCACACGCTCAGCGTTATAGACACTACTGGCACCGTACGGCATCACCAAGTCTTCAGGTGGCAGAAAAATAGCCGTCTGCCGGTCCATAGCTGGGTCAAAATACACCTTCTTAAACGCCGCACCAGCAAGTCCCAACGTGTATAGC